AGCTAATATGCCATCAAGTATGGCAGGTAAATAAGCTTGTATAATCTGTATTGACTCTAAAGCAAATTGATGTCCTAGTTTTGACATTTCGTACTCTAATAACTTTTGAGTATCTACATCAATACCGTTAACTTTAGATTGTATAATATGACCAATAACAGCTTTATTATAATCATTAGCCATCGCCGAGTTCATAAAACTCGTTAGACCAAACCATAATGTTGCTAGTATAATCGTTAATGTAATCAAGTATTTCTTCATAGTATATTCTCCTTATATTTATTGGTATAGAATACACTACTTTAGACTAAAAGTCAAGCGCTATTTTTCGTTGGGAGGTAAGGGTTTTGGCATGGCCGGAAGAGATCCGACCATGTGATTCGTTAGAATTATTTGGTATTTTTCATAAAGTCATCATTCCAATTAAAAGTTTCCTTTATTAATTGTTCAGTTAGACCTTTATAAACTTTGTTTAGTTTTTTGTCTTTTACATTTATTAAAACTTCAGCTTCCGTTTTATGTAAGCCTTCTAACATCTGTATAAACAAGGTTTCTTTTCTTGTTTTACTAATTGTGTTGTCGCCACCCTCTATAAACAAATACAATTTTCTTGTTTCATTTCTTAATAAAGTGTGTTCAGTTCCTTCAGGTGCCTCATTAGCTATGTAAGGCGGTGTTCCTTCTGGAAGTATCCACTTAATTTTAGGGTCAAAGGCAGCCTTTAAAAGTTGTCTAATGTAAGGTGTATCGTACCTTTTTAAGACCTCTATCTTTTTAGGTTTGTCTTTGGCGTTATTAATTTTAGTAAAAATTTCATGTACAGTTTCGCCTCTAGCACCTGAAGTGCTTGACATAGCTGACATAGCTTTTCTACTAATTAAGTTTGGGTTTTGTGTTGGTTCTGCCATAATTTACTCCATATATATGTTATCAGAAATCACTAATATTCTCAATCATTGACTTCAATTTATTTTCTATAAAGTAAGGTAACAGTAGCGACCTGTCTGGTACTTTATAGCTTCTAAATGTATTTATAATGTTATTTTCTATCGTTAACGGTATTTGAGATAGATCAATTAACTTCTTATTTCTATTAAAGTTCTTTTTGGTTTCTGACCCTAATGGTATATTATCAACATTTGACCACTCTTCCAATCTTTGTTTTGTAATGGGTTTTTGTCTTTCACCTGTTACAAACACATCATCTGGACTTAATATGTTTGGTACACCATCTGATCTATCACCTTTAATAATTTGTTCTCTTAAAAATTTAATAGGGTCTAGTTGTTCGCCAATGTAGGCCTTTAAAAACGGTGACCATTGGTACACATCACCATAATGTTGTAATTGTATAAAGTCTTTGTCACCTGAAATAATTAAATACTTGTCTTCTTCTCTTAACTTACAAAGTATTGCTATAATATCATCTGCTTCAGCGTTTTCAACATACATTACCACATAGGGAAAACTTTTAGCAATTTCATTTTTAATTTCTGTAATTATTTTAAATATATTATCCCAATCAAATGGTCCATCTAATCTACTTTGTTTTCTACTATACTTGTAATTAGGAAAGAAATCTCTACGCCAAGGATCACCAGCGTCTGAGCATAACACCATTGTACCATATTCTTCTTTAAACTTTACATTAAAACCTCTTAAAGAATTTAAGACCATATGTCTAATCATTTCTTTATTTGGTTTTACATCACCCTTACCTCTTACTTGAGCCATAAGGTTAGATATTAAAACTTGGTTTAGATCAACTAATATCATTTAGAATACTCATCTGTTACATCTGTTACTGTTAATTTACCTGTAAAGTTCTTCCAATGGTCTTCGGGGTCACCAAAGTTTTCTTCAATATAATCGTGGCCTTCTTCTTCCCATTTTTCTTCTAGTTCTTCTACAGTAATACCTTTGACTTGTGTAAAGTATAAAGAACATTGGTCATCAACTTCACCGTCTTCATAAACACCAGTAGCGCCTGTATCAATATCAAAATCTTCATTATCATCATCAGCTGTCACCCAATTTTCTATAGGTCCGTCTTCTTCTTCATCTGTATTCAATCTAATTACACACCAACCCCAACGATACATTTCTTCCATAACAAATGAGATTTTACCATCTTCACTTTTGTAAAGTGTGTTTTCATATACACTCTTTTTTTGTTGTGTTTCAATTTTGTAATACTTAATCATTTAAATATTTCTTTTTGTACCAACTATAAAATTGTTTATCACCAAAGTATTCTACAATATGACTTGCTGGTACTTGGTCACTTCTAATACAATCAGCAACCTCTTGGTATTCTGTTCTATCAATCTTTAATTGTTTTTGTGGTTTCATTTTACTTAAAGTCATAAGGTGTCTTTTTCTTTTTATCGGCTTCAATTTGTTCAATGTTTTTTCTATGTTTTTCATACAGTAAATAAGCGATTGTAAAACCTACAACTGTTAATGTTGTTCCTATAAAAAATAAACCTAATCCGTGAGCAAATGTCATTGTATTACTGGTGGCGATTTCTCGCCACCAATATGTATATTTAAATTAAGCGTCAATAGAAGCTACTGTAGCTTTTGTAGGTGCTACAACAGAAGCATTGTCGTATTTAAAAGGTGTGCCGTATAAAGCTTTGATACCAGCCGAGATAATCGCTCTCGTTGGTGTACCAATTCTGTAAACGTGGTTACCTTTTACTTTTGAACCGTAGATCATGTAACCTTCGGCTCTTAAAGTATCAACCATAGCTCTTGGTGATTTAAGACCAAACTTTGTGTTTAAAGCCTTCCAAGATAATGATTGACCTCTCATTAAAGCATTAAGAATTGTTTGTTTTTTAGACAATTTCTTTCTGCCTCTACTTTCTTCTTTTTTATTTAAACCAAACATAATTTTCTCCTTATCAATTGGTTAGTTAATACTATTTTACAACCTGTTAAGGCGATTCTCGTAAGAATTTTGTTAATCATCTAAATTTTCTCCATCAAACATACCATTTAGATCATCTAATTCGTCTTTAAATTCGTTGCTTAAAGGTTTATGACTTTTAACCTTTACTTCTAAAACTTTTGTGTAATCAATCTTAGCAGACTTCTCGCCTTTTTTATTGATGTTTATTGTAACAAGTTTATCTGATAATTCCTGTGTAGGGTGTTTCATATTAAAATCTCTATAGATTAAACCTCTAATCATATCAACTAATATGGCCAAATCTTTAGTAAAGTTATAACCATCTGTTTTAATTGAAAGATCATATAGTTGTCTTAATAAGTTCATACTAATATCATCAACAGCCGTTTCTACAAATTGCTTTGTTTGTTGATCTCGTAACTTCTTGGCCGCTTTTTCATCTTTTGGAGGACCAGATGTTGATTTTTCAACAATACGGTTTGTTGGAAATTGTATGATATTATCATCTTTCACTATATAATTTCACCCTTAAAGTTTACTTTTCCCATGTCAGCAAAGTATTCAACTAGTTGATTATAACCACCAACCAATACACCATCAATCTTAATTTGAGGCATTGTTCTTACTTGTTTTCCAATGTCTTCTAACATGGCTTGAGGAGAGTCAAACTCTTCCATCTTTTTTTCTGTATATTCATAACCAAGTGTCTTAACTAAATGTTTGGCCTTGTTACAATATGTACAATTGTTTTTACTGTATATTATTATTTCCATCATCTTTACCTATTAAGTTTTCGTAAGCAATTTGAGCTTTTTCTTTTACATTATAAGCGTCAACAGCTTCAGATATTGTGAAATTATACATCTTGTTAAATTCACCCATTGGTAATCTTAAACCAATCCAAGCTCTGTAGTATTTTTGTTTTGTGATTGTTACATCTTTAGCAAAGATTTCATAACCTCTAACTGGTGTATCTTTAATTAAATTTACGATTGTAGATTCAACTTCCGATACCGTTGTCTTGTTTTGATTCTTTCCTAATTCAGTAATGAATTGTTTACTAGACTTATTCATTTCGCCTTTGATAATGTCAGCAAGTTCAGCTTTCGCAATCATCATACCTTTTTCTATTGCTAGATTAAGGTCTGGTGATACTGCTGTACCAACACCAAAGATACACATTTTATCTTTGTCTTTACCAAACGTTGGTGTATCACACGCTTTCTTTTCAGAAAAGTCAGCCATATACCATTTTGGTACTGTATTTAAAACTTTTCCTTTCTCATTTTTCATCTTATAAGTCGCTGAACAGTTAGCCATTAAAAGGCCTGCCACAACAACTGATACTAGTTTTGTTACTTTATTCATAATTAATTAACCTCACTTTTTACATTATATACTAATTGTTGTAATTTGTCAAGTCCC